TAAATTTAGGAGTCACCTCAATGGTGAAATACCTTGCATCGCTGTAATAAACATCAAGATATCGCAGCTGCAAACGACCAGTACGATTGCCAATAAAAGTGTTTTCAGTCGCTGTTCTGCTGTAAGGCATGAGCTGAGGCGGTCGATAGGTGAACGTAAACTTCTCACCAAAGACCCAAGAACTGCTCGAGAAATTCCCAAGGCTATCGCAAACGAAACTAGTAACACCAGCTGGCACACTATTAGCCACGATCCAGCGCTTCTCAGACTCTGACGCATCGGATGAGTCAACTTTAATAATGGCGAATTGACTTGTGTTAACAGTACGGTATGGAAGGTTAACTGTGGTTTTGTTTGTACCAGCGTTGTAGCTGAACGTCACAGCACCAAGGTCTGTCGTAATCGAACTAGACAACTGACGATCCAACAGGAACAGATCGTTGCTCTCTTGAGGTGGTCTAGAGGCGTTAAGACCCTCAAGGTAGTACTCAGTTGTTCCGCTGTTGTTGTAGCTGACCAGCTTGAAAAGAGTGCCTTCTACAAAGTCACACCAATAGATGTTCTTATTGGGGAACAACCAGCGATGCCAAGCGTTCTGTCTATTGGTTAGAGAGCCTCCAGAGGCCTCCCAGAAGAACTGATACACATACAGAGCATCGGGATCATCTTTGCTAAGAGCCACCAGATACTGGTCTGTACGGCTTACAGCCAGCGAATCAATGTTCTTAGGGATGTACTTAGGAACAGTCTCTGTAATGACTGCTGTCTGTCCCAGGTTGATACCAACAGTACGGTCAGTTGTGATGAACGTATGGAAACCAGTGAAATCCCCTTCCTTAACAGGGAACAGAACCTGAGGTCCAACCTGTTCAGGCTTCACATAGGGCTCCATACTGATGGAGCTGATACGGCCTACAGAAGCTGTCTCAGGAGAGAACGTAACGTTGTCACCAGAGTACAGACGGAACTGGTTCTCGTTTGAGAACAGCACAAGTTCGTCCTGCTGCTGAAGGGCATAGTTCAACACAGCAACGTCGTTACTGACTGCTGTGAGGTCAATAGGATCGCTGTCGACAACTTGCAAGGCTGACTGCTGCCAGAAGTTGTAATAGTCTCCAGCTTCACTCAGGATGACGTTTTCACCACTTACGAAACCAAGACGGTTTTTAAAGAACACAATGTCGTTAATTGTGTTGCTAGTAAAAGAAGGTCCTGGTAATTCATCCTCATCACCAGCAAGCCTAGTAGTCCAACCTGGAATAGAGAAAGAAACAGAACCATCTGTATATGTACTTCCACTAAATGGTTGGAAAGTAAAGCGCACAAGGCCGTTTGCATTCCTGTAGTAAACAAAGGAATGAGGCATTGTGTTGTCATCAAACTGACCTCTAGTACCCCAACCAGCAGCTTCTTCCCAAACACCACGAGCAAAGGTACCGTTAGTGGTGGTGTTTTCAGCGTTAAACGTCAGGTAGTACGAGCTTTGATCTGAAGAACCGTCAGGAGCCACAAGGACCGTATAGCCTTCCCAAGAGAACGGAGGAAGCTCTGTAATGCTGGTCACCTGATTAGAGAAACCAGCCATGAGGGTATTACCTCGAGCGTCAGAAGCAACGATGCTCTTGATGTATCGAGAAGCGCTGGTAAGACCAATCAGAATCTGAGAATCTTCAACGCTAAACGTAAGCTCGTTATGGACATCAGTTTGATCAAGACCGTGACCAATAGTCAAAGTAGTAGTGCCGTTAGCTGTAGCGTTAACAGCAACACCAGCTTCAGTGACAAGAGTTAGCGTCAACGCTGTTGTGTCGACAGTTCCGACAAAGGTGCTAGCAGGGATACCAGTACCACTTATGGTTTCACCACCGTGAACCTGTTTAATGTCAGTAGCTGAGATGTTGGAAACAGTGCTGCTACCAATTGATGTTTGACCAGAGATTGTGTTGGTATAACTGACTAGTTTTGAAGCAATATCAGCAGAACTGACAACGTTTGCGTTACCAGAAGAATCGGTCAAAGAAGGAGTTACATAATGACCACTAATTTCATCGCCATTATCAAGTTCTACTTTGACGTTGTACTCAGTGTCATAGTCAACTAGTTTGATCCAGATTTGAGCTTTGGTGGGTCGATAGGTAGAACTGATACTGCTAATGTTGTAACGAGTCAGCGTCTCCGCAGCGTCATAAGTAATCTCTTTCTGGATGTTTGTAATAAAGACGTAATCCTGGAATGACGTAGCCCTAAACCGATCACGAGCCCGACCAGATCCACGAAGGTACTCAAGATTGGCGGAGGTAACGTTTGTAAAAGACTGTTCAACAGGGACTACCTCAGGAAGAATGCCACTAATAGGCTCAACGTTGGATACACCAGTTACAAAGGTGTAGCTGGATTCAATTGTTAACGTGACTCCAGTTGTCGTAGCAGTAGCATTTTTGCTGAGAGTGATGCGAGAGCCAGCAGTATCAATATCAACAATGGTGGTACCAGCAGGGATACCACTACCAGTTACTCCAGCTCCTACAAACAAATCTGTCATGGAGCTTACAGAAGCAACCACTGCAGACCCATTTGTTATGTTTCCCGTACGAGAAACGGTTCTACTGTCGTCAACAGCAAGCAGAATGAATCGTTCATCACTGCTTCGGTTATAGACAAAGACCCAGGCCTCATCCCACTTGATTGGATTGGTAAGGGTCAAACCTCCAGCGTTCTTGGTGAGCGTATCAATACGCTTAACTGGCACAGAGCCTAGACGCTTCTTAAGACCCTCTACAAGGTCACAGACGCCGTTATCCAAAGCTTTAGCAAAGCCAGGTAGCACAAAGCTATCTGCTTGCTGGTTTACGCCTTTGTTGAGAGGGCCAATGATTTGGCTAAAAAGTTCTCGTGACATTAGCGGCTCAGGATGTCAGGACCAAAGTTAGTAACTACACGACCGCCGTACATATCGTCAGGGCCGCTGATGAAGTTATAGTTTTGCGCCATGTCCTCGGTACGCTTCAAAATTTGCAAAGCGTTCCGTTCGTCATCTGCCGTATAGCTTTCAATACTGGCTGAAGTAACAGCACGATTTGAGAACATCCGTGCCGCACGAATCATGATGTAACGACGACCAGTTTCTGGAATGCTGTCCCAATCCAATTCTTCAATAATTTCAGCAATAAGATCGCTAGTGGTCCCAGTAACAGAAACGCCAACGCTGCTTCTCAAATCGTATGTATTCTTAACGCGATCAAAAAGCCGCAAACCGCGAAGAACAAACCTTTGTGACGGGTAGGTAAGCGGATTAAACCTGACAGCAAGGGTGTTGCTAGGAAGTTGGGATTGACCTGTAGAAGCATCCAAAGGAATGGAGTCATAAAGCATCGTGTTCCAAGACCAACCTGCTCCTTGGACTTCACGACTAACTTCATCCAAGGTGCGCTCTGCAAGACTAGCGTCACCAGTTAGCGGTGGGTTAAGGCTGTTAATCGGTGCCTCGCCAATAATGGCAAGAAGCGTATTAACTGCACTGAGTTTACTAGTTGCCATTATTGCAATGAAAAAGGGGAAGCATTTGCCTCCCCTCATTGTATTGGTAATTAACTAGAAGCTAATTATCAATAGGGATTGCCGTCGTGCAGCAGGCTCACGCAGCACTCAGGACGCAGCACACCGTGACCCACGGCATAGCTAGCAACCATCATGGTGCTCTGAGTCATGGCCTTGTACTCGGAACCGGTCATCTGCATGGACACGTCCTTCAGAGACACAGTACCCACAGCTTCCTTGGTGAAGCAGAGGCCGAAGCAGTTGGCGATAGAGGAGGTGTTACCCTGCTCATCTTGGTAGTAGTCGTAGGTACCAGCAGCAGCCGCACCGTCAGAACCGTCCTTACCGTTGATGTAGTTAGGACGCTCACCACGGGTCACAGCAGACTGATTGCTCAGACCCACATAGGTTTGACCGTTGGTGTAGCTGTTGATACCGAGGTGGTTGCTGGTCAGCAGGCGGAAGCCAGCCACAGAAGCAACACGGTTCTGGTAGATAGCACCGTTAGAACCGCCACCACCGTTCCAATCGGTGTTGATGGCACGGTCGCTGTTCAGCACGTCGTAGTAAGCACCAGGGCTCAGGACGCACACACGGCCTTCCTTAGGAGCATCCTTTTCGTCCAGAGCTTGGCAAGCCTTGAACAGGTTCTCAACGATCAGATCGCCGCGAGCGTTACGGTCAGCAGCAGCGTTCAGGTCGATACCAGAGAAGGAAGTACCACCAGGCATCTTGTTCAGGGTGAACAGACGCTCGCCAACAGTGAAGGTGGCATCAGAACCAGAACCAATAGCACCCAGGGGGTTCAGACCGAAAGTAGCTGCGCCGTTGGTAGGAGCAGTGGTGATCACACCGTAAGCACCGGAGGTCTCACCATACACAACTTCACCCACTGCCCAGAGACCCAGCTCAGCGGTAGCGAAGTTAGCGCTCAGGGTGACAACACCGGAAGAAGCGGAGGCGTAAGTACCACCAGCGATTTGGAAGTTGCGGGACTCCCAATCCTTCACACGACCGTCAGACTCAGAAGCAGTCAGAAGGGTGCGAGCAAGACGCTGGTCATAGGCCCGAGCAAGAGCCCTGCCCAATTCTGTTGAATAGATGCTGCGAACATCCCAGTGAAGCTTGGCTTCATCCAGGTCATAGATCGAAGCATCAGCGATCAGCAGGTCATCGATGGTGATGATCTTTTCGCCGATCATGCCCTTGTTACCCTGACCGGTGATGAAGTC